GTCTTCTCAAACTTGATAGTGTGATTAGTCAGATTGTTGACAGATTTCGGATTACCCTTAGTCCAACTATCTTGTGTAGAAAGCCAAGTCTTGAACTCACGAATCTTGTCAACAACAGCATCACGGTCCTTACCTTCTTGAATTACCATGCAAAGCACTTGCATCAAGAATTCTTGCACGTACTTCGGAGTGTCGGCCCGTTTAAGATCAAGACCCATTGCCTTGACAGAACCTAGCTTACCGTCGATGTCTTGACGCTTGCCTTCCTTATCAAAGATGTTGATAGCATAACGCTTCTTCGTGATGAAGATAGCCCGATCACCGATCAATTCACGCCCAGCTTTGATGATTTCACCGTTCTTGCGAGGTACATGAAACGCTTTCTCCATGAAAGCGGGGAAGCTATCGTTAGTTTGGTCTGCAATATTGTCATACAGTTCAACACACAGCTCCTTGCTCCACTCTAATTCTCCCTTGTCGATTTGAGGCTTGAGTGCAGGATATGCAGTGAAGTAGCAAGAGTCAGTGTCACCATAGACGATAGCTTTACCGTCATGCTGATAAGTGCCATCAACGATTTCGTTGATTTGACTCATCATGTGCTTGACAATCTGACGACCAGACAACGTAACAGACTGACCGATACGCTTGTCGTAGAATCGACAGTGTTCGTTCAAGAGCGCGCCGTACGCAGAGTTCAGTAGAATCTTACGAACAAGCTGACGCTTATCGTAGTACTCATACATATCAGTACCGTACGCTTCTCTAGCTAGCTTTTGAGTTTCTTTACGCTCTGAGTACCAGCGAGACAGCAGACCCGGAATGATTCCTTCTTTCTCGTAAGTGAAGATGGTTCCGTTAGCTGAAAGGATCCAAGGACGATGACTGTCAAAGATCATCTTCCAGATTTCAGCAGCAGACTTTTCTTCGCTACGCCCATCAGCATAATCAATCGTGAGAGTAGTCCCGCGCTCTTGGTTCATCACCGCAGTATACTCTAGTGAGCCAAACAGCCCTTCCCAAAGAATAGCACCAGTGACAGCTTCTGCGTCATCGCCGTTCTTCTGCTTGCGCTTGTCTTTAGCTAGTGACAGGCTCTTCTCATTCATGTACTGATCAGTAAGCGTTTGCCTAAGCTGACCCACGATAGTTTCAGGGGCCATGTTCAATGCACGAATAGCAGAAGGATACAGAGAGTTGATGTCAACTGCTCCTACCCATTCGTGAATGCCTTTGTGCGGTGTAGCAACATAAGCACCCGCCGCCTGAGAGACTTCACCGCGAGATTCTTTACGCTTCTTGTCCGGAACGACGAATCCACGAGCGTGTGCTTCGTTCATAACTGCCATTTCGATCATTGCCACTGACCCCATGACAGTCGGAAGCAGTACCGTGTTCTCATGCGCTAGAGCGTTTGCGAGGTCAAGAAACTTTAGCTTATTATGAATCTTGAACACGAGCAACGTGTCCTGACGGTTATACTCGATGAACTTTTTAAAGTCCTTATTGTATAACTGATCCAGTGAGCCTTCGTATTGAGTCTTACGCTCGCCTAATTCATACTCACCAATCGCGTCGAGTGAATAGCTATGACGAGATTCGTAGTTATACTTCTTGTAGAGTTGCAGATAGTCAAGATGGATACGACCAACAAAGTCGTATGTCCGTTCTTCCTTACCGAAACGCTCATAAGTACGAGACTTCGGAAGCTGACCCATCAGACAGAACCTGCGAGTGTCGTTCTTACTCATCACACGAGTAACACGATTCACCATGTAGGGAACGTCATACCCTTCCGAGTTCCAACCAGTGAGTACGTCTGCGTCTTCGATAAGATCGAAGAACGTATCAAACATTTCGATTTCGCTGCGGAAGAGGAACGTGTTCGGGAAGTCCTTGATCAACTCTTGTGCAGTCTCATCCGTCATGTGTCTCGGAGGAATCGCAAGTGTGATCAGTTGATCCAGCCAATCAAGATAAAGCGTGATCGCAGTGACTGCATTGAATGGGTCATCTGTGGGACTGAACCCGCGCTCCGGGTCAAAGTCCACTTCAATGTCGAAGAAGCAAGTATGAAGCTTCGGGGGTTCTACGTTTAGATAGTTTTCGGACAGACACCTAAAGACCACGTTAACATCACTCTCGAACGATTGTTTGTTAGAGTGAATTCTGCGCTCCTTCTCGAACTCCGCACGTTTGCGTGTAGAGAAACGAGATACAGGGTCTCCGTAGATAGAACGTTGTTTCCCCTTTGGATCAGCGTAATAAAAAACATAGTTGGTACTATATTCCTTATAGGCCCGCTTACCTTCGGGAGTGCGCTCTACTACGTAAACCTTATCCGCGTTCTGTTCTAAGATTGCGTCAACGTATGCCATTAGTTAGTCTTGCCAACCGTCTCCAAAATAGTGTTGAGTTCGTCGTGGGCTTCATTTTCTTCGTTCAGGCGCTGTTTATGCGCGATACGAATTGCTTTCTTCAATACGCTAGGCTTAATTTCAAGTTCCTCAGCGATTGCCTTAACAGTATCAGTGAGACCTTCGTTAAGGGTTTCAATCTCTTGTAGCACTGACATGCCCTCATTTACGAGTTGTGTCAGCTTAGTCTTAGCTTCTTGATTGAATGTACGTGACATAGTTTCTCCTTATAATCTAGTTATTGTAACAGACTACGCAGATAATTCAACTATATTGGTAACCTTATTGAAAGATGTGATGATTCTTTTCGCCGTATATCTTAATATATTTTCCGGCAAGTACGTCTGCCATGACCTCAATAGGACTGCCTGGGTAGCTATCGCCGGGCTTGATCATACCTATCTCATGTTGACGAACATGTACTAGTTCATGGAATACTGTTCTAAGAATATCTACTAGATTACGATTCTTCGCATAAACCCAAACACTATCTTCTCCAGGTACATGGCCGCCGGTGTGATGATTAGTTTGTGCTTCTTCAGTGTCCATTGATAACTCTATATTAGGAATCTTTTTAATGTTAAGTTTTTCAGCAGTCCATTGAACAAACTTTTCTACTTCATCCGAGATGTCACTAACGATAGGGTCGTTTTCATCAAGCTTGTTTTTAATCCAACGATCGGGCCTGTCTTTGTACTTTTTTTGAAATAAGCGACGTAGTGCCCCGTTAGTAATACGATGCTTCTTTGCAATCTTACGCATTAAATCGTCAATGGCATTATAATCGTGTTTAGCAAGTGAAGGCAAACGTCTAGCTAGTTCTATTTCAGGAGCTTCGTTGATACTTTCGCCACCGCCCCCGTCTCCGCCTGAATCTCCACTAGAATCAGAACTTCCTAATCCATAGTAGGCATATCCAGGAAAGAAATATCCACGCGTGGATTTTTTCTTACTGCGCTTTTTTTTGCGTTCGGATATGAATTCTCTTGCTCTCATCAAGATATTTATCTTAAATTCTTAATAACAGGGCGATCTCGGGCGGAATCCAAGGCTTACTCATCCGTTCAGGATTCCATAAAACACCGGCAACGTTATCTTTTATGAAAGCTTCGGTATATCCATTGTAGTCAGTGCATAGTACTTCAACACTAGCTTCATTCTTTAGAATACCGGTAGCATGATCTCCCGTGACTTCTATTACTTCGCCATGATAGATTATAGGATAGTTTACCGTTACGTGTTTCTTTATTGGCTCTAACGTAGCGCCTAGTATATCAGCTATAGCTAGTGCGCCTTGGGCAATTCCTACTACAGGCTTGCCGCGCTCTATCATCCTGTTTGCTAAACTTAGTTCTACGCTCTGCCTTAATTCAGAAGACTCGCCGCCGGTAAGTATCAATGAGTCTAGGTTGTCAGCCACGTGGTCGAACTGCTGATTACTTGTGTTGGGTAGAAAGTAAAGACTGTGCCCAACGAGTATCGAGTACCAGCCGTGGTCAATGGCGTCATGTGCTGTGCCATTATGATTCAATATCTTCTGACTAAGACCAATTCTCATGTATGTATTTACTACAATAGGGTAGCGGCGGAGATTTCTCCCCGCCGCTATTTTGTTACTAGATTAGTCAGTAATACTTAGAAACGGACGCCGAGGCCGACGAGTCCGCCATGACGACCAAGATCACCGTCGAAGTCAGTGTAACGATATTCAGCCTTAACGAACATCGAATCAGACACGTTTACTTCAAACCCGCCGCCGATAGTAGCACCATCAACGGAGCGACGGCCGAGGTCAAGATTAGTATAACCAACGCGGGTATATGCGAGAACGTTTTCGCTAACGACATATCCGGCGCGGGCACCTACACCGAGATCAGCGTCATCAAAGATGTTAGCAGCAGATGCGTCAACACCAAAAACAAACTTACCGCGCTGAATGTCATACCCAAGAGCAGCACCATAAACAAGGTCTGTTGGATCGACGCCGTTTTTCACATCATCAGCTCCGACAGCAACCTCAATGCGAGGGCCGGCGAAGTCTTGTGCCATTGCCGGGGTAGTGAGAGCAGCCATTGCGACAGCCGCGATTACGAGTAACTTCTTCATACTTTTTATTTCCTTTTATGTTAAAGATCCTATCAGTCTCTCTGACAGGCAATAATACTTATGCTGTGTATGTGTGTCTGATTTTTTTATTGATCTTATGTGGGTAAACACATAAATAGGAGTGAGGCACTATCATAGAGGATGACACATGCAGCAAGATCACGATTACCTACGTAACTTGGAAGGGTTTGAAGATTGGCCGCTTGCGACTGACGGCGACACTGGTCATTTGAAAGAGTCGCTATATGCTTACTTAAAGCAGATGCAAGAACTTCAAGAAAAAATATTCTATCTACCCACAAAAAAGCCCTAGTAGCAATACTAGGGCTTTCTGTTTTATTTAGATGCCGCGCGGGGCAGGAGAGCGATTAAAACCCTGAATTACAGCGTAGAAGTCATCGTTGCTCTTAGCAGCAACATCCTGCATCACTTCACGATCCATCGGCTTCAGGTCGTTGTACTTACGCATGAACGAAATGATGTCTGTCATGGGAATCTTATGCTTCTTGCCATCTTTGAAAGTGATGGGGTGATTGCCACCAACATCGGCAGCTTTCTTAAGCTGCATCACAAGGTGCGGGATGTTGTCCTGATCAGGATCAGCAACGACTTCATCTTCGTCGTTCCAATCGTCGTGCTTAGATTCGTTGAGTACTTCTGCAATTTTCATTTTGCGTTCCTTTTATCTATTTATCACGAGCGACTGAATAATCACTATAGCAGGATCCTATCCCGATGTCAACCTTTTTCGTTGATCTACCTTTTATTTCTTAATTTAGAATCTCAGCTTTCCAAGCAGCCTTGGCCTCGTCGCGCTTTGCCTTACGGATAACCATTTTGCGGTGCTTAGAACCGGGAGCAGGGAAGCAGCAGTTGCAGTTGACACCGCCGATACCGACCTGAAGATGCTTGTTCAACGTGTTTTTCCTCTTTAGTAGCTGCTGTATTTATCTATGATTCAATATAGCAGAACGGGTACCCGAAGTCAAGCCTTTTTATTTAGAAAATAGCGGACCCGTCACATATCTATTACGAGACTGGTTCATCATCCCGTTTTGTAACTCTTTGATCATGTCAGGGTTAAGATGTCTAGCTCTCATCCCGCCTTGAAGCAATAGATGAACTTCTACGGGGTCATCACCTTCAAGTTTTTGAATGGCTAGCATACGGTTTCGTCCTTCGTGCCCGGAGATACTAGCGGGCCGCATTAAATCACCTTCTTCCCAATCAGCGGGAATCTTCACATATAGAAAAGGCGCGCCCAATGCTCCGCCGTTTTTCATGTGTTGCATGATATACTCTACGCTCCTGGGTTCGTTTAGTGGTAGGGCTAGACTCAAGAATGTGCTAGGCTTCATCATAACACGTAAGCCAAAATAGTCAACGTTTTGATTATAGGGAACTGAGCCTAAACCTTCTAAGTTGTCTACTTTATATTCTGACAAGTTTTCCGGTAATGTGTAAAATACGTGATTGCCAACAGTTGCTACATGATCAAGCTTGGCATTCCATGACGGATCGACATCTGTAGTATGATAGTACACTGCACCGTTAGTAGGATCAGGGGCTCTATCGGATATGATCTTTTTTGCAATATCTTTAGCTAACAACCAAGCTTTGTAATCCATATAATTCCCGGAATTTTTAAACTTAGCAAACCATTCATCAAAGGGCGTTCCATCCGGAGATTGTCTAAGACTGATCAGTCTGTCATATTCTAATATTTCTTTAATGCGATCTCTGTTAGGATCACCTGCGTTCCAGCAACTGAATTGCTTTGGTTTAAGTGCGACACCACGAATACCCTGACCAAACATTTTCATATTTGCTTCGGCACGATTCTTGATGACATTCCCTACAGCTAGCATACCGTTGGCGCCGTGACTGCGAGCTTCACCCCACATGGTCTGTGCCAATATG